ATGCAGAACAAGATAACGCAAAAGAAATGCGGGATGCTTTATATTCTGCATTGCAAGACAAGGTAATGGCGCACATTGAAGCACACAAACAATTGGTCGCACAAAACATAATGAACCCACCAGAAGCATCTGCTGAAGATGAAGCGGTTCAACCAGAAGTTGCGACTTAATTTTGTCATATTGGTATAAATATTATTCAAACAATAACAGGGATTTAAAATGGCAAATTTGTTTACATATCAAGTCATTAAAGACACAACAGAACATGCTGTTATTAAGTTAACAGGCAAGTTTGATGGTACTGGTCAAGAAGATAATCATTTTAGAATTACAGCTAACACATTATATGGTGCATTAGATAGTTCTAAAGGAAATCTACTAGTATCAACGGCCAATACAGGTGCTTTATCATATTATGGATTAGCAGTAAATCGTGTATGGTATGATTGTTCAACAGATGGTGATGTTCAATTATTCTGGCATGCTGATACAGCTGTAACATTAATGATGTTGAACGGTAACGGTGAATATGATGGTGCTGGTAACTGGACAACAATTCCAAACAATGCAAAAGGTACCGCTGGTTGCAAAGGCGACATAGGTATACAAACTCGAGCTATGGTTGCAAACAGTTCTTATACAATTGTACTAGAGTTACGTAAAGATAATGAACACTATCAACGTGGACAGTTCAACGATCCTGCTGCCTTCAATTATGGTAGTTACGGAATAAGACCATAAGGACCAACATGAAACTCATTAAAGAAATTACCGAATCAGTAAACTATTTGGTGGAAGAAAATGATGGAAAGAAAACTCTTTTCATTGAAGGTCCATTTTTAGTTTCTGAGAAGGTTAACAAAAACGGCCGCATGTATAAAGAAGAAACCATGCGTAAAGAAGTTGGTCGTTATGTAACCGAGTATGTTGATAAAAATCGTGCCTTTGGTGAACTGGGTCATCCAGACACCCCATCTATCAATCTGGATCGTGTGTCTCACATTATTGTGGGATTACGTCAAGAAGGAACTGCTTGGATAGGCAAAGCTAAAATTCTTGAAACACCAATGGGTAACATTGCAAGAAGTCTTATCGAAGGTGGCGCACAACTAGGTGTGTCTTCCCGTGGTATGGGTTCTCTCAAAGCTATCAACGGTGTTAACATAGTTCAAGATGACTTTCATCTGGCCACAGCGGCAGATATTGTAGCAGACCCTTCTGCGCCTGGTGCTTTTGTACAAGGTATTATGGAAGGTAAAGAGTGGATGATGGTAAACGGATCATGGACTGAGGTTCAGTACGAAGAAGCTAAGAGAGAAATCAAACAAGCTTCTAGTAAAGACATTGAACGTGTAAGTTTAAAAATATTCGAAAACTTCATCAAAAAACTTTAATTATAAATATCCAATATAAAATCAAGGAGATTCTCAAAATGGGAAAATTTAATCTGACAGACGCCGCTAAATCAATTCTTACAGAAGGCGCAAAGGAAAACTTTGAAGCTTCTGTAGCTCGTGGCCACAAAGAAGGTTCATCTAAACTACCTACATCTGTTGCCTATGGTACAAAAGATGCTGGTGAAGTTGCTGGTGAAATCAAGAAACAAGATGACGAAACTGGTGATTACACCAAAGGTGTTCCAACAGCTACACCTCCTGGCGCAACACCACCTGTCGGTTCACAACCTGGCGGCAAACTATCTGGTCCTGCCGATTCAGAAGGTGCTGAGCACAAAGCTGTTCAAGCAGCTGCAACAGACTATTCTGCCATTCGTGACAGAATCAAAGCTAAACTTGCACCACAAATGATGCAAGCAAATCCAGGTGCAACATTCCAATCTTATGCTGAAGGAACAGAAGAAGATGAAGAAGAAGAAGTTGTTGCTGAAGAAAGCCACGAAGATGCTGGAGAAGACAAAGCAATGATTAAGAAAATGATGAAGAAACAAAAAATGAAAGAACAGATGGACCAAGATGTTGGTGCATTACTTTCTGGTGAAGAATTGTCCGAAGAATTCAAAACAAAAGCAACCACAATTTTTGAAGCAGCCGTTATTGCTCGTTCACAAGCCATTTTGGAAGAAGTTGAAGAAGCAATGTACGAAGAATTCGAAGCTTCAGTTGAAGAAGTTAAAGAAGATTTATCTAAGAAATTGGATGACTACATTAACTACATGTCAGAAGAATGGTTCAAAGAAAACCAATTGGCAATCGAAAAAGGACTACGTGCCGAAATCGTTGAAGATTTCATCCGTGGTATGAAAACTTTGTTCGAAGACCACTACATTGACATTCCAGAAGAAAAAGTAAACGTTGTCGAAGAATTGACAGACAAGGTTGAAGAATTAGAAGACTCATTAAACGAACAGATTCAGACTGCCGTTCAAATGAAGAAACAAATTAACGAATACAAAAAAACAGAGGCTATACATGCAGTATGTGAAGGCCTAACGCAGACTCAAGTGGAAAAATTGAAATCACTCGCAGAGAGTGTTGACTTTACCACAGAAGAGGAATTTGGTCGTAAATTGGAAACATTGGTAGATTCATACTTCCAGTCTCCAATTAAAGCGATTCAAAGTTCTGTATTGCACGAAGCAGTGGAAGTTGAGGAAGACAAGAAACCATCATCGGTATCTGTTGATCCTGCAATTGCACAATACGCACAAACAATCTCTAAATCATTGGTTAAATAAATAAACTTTACCAATAAAAGATACTAATAAGGAGAACACTAAATGTATCTAACCGAAGAACTACAAAAAAAATGGGCACCTGTGCTTGAGCACGAAGGCCTAGAGTCCATCAAAGACCCATACAAGAAAGCTGTTACAGCACTTGTTTTGGAAAACCAACAACGTGAAATGGCAGCTGCTCACTCACAGTTGAACGAAACAGCAGTTTCTACTGCTCCAACAAACGTTACAGGTTCTGGCATTTCTAACTACGATCCAATCTTGATTAGCTTGGTTCGCCGTGCGTTGCCTAACTTGATTGCATATGATGTTGCAGGCGTTCAGCCAATGACAGGCCCAACCGGCTTGATCTTTGCAATGCGTGCTCGTTATGATGCACAAACAGGTTCACCAAACAACGCAAACGAAGCATTCTATAGCGAAGCAAATACAGAATTCTCTGGTGCATTGTCTACATCTAACCCATACGGTTTCCGTGGTAACAACGCAACAGACATTCGTACAAACCCTATTGCAGACTTGACTGCTAACCACTACACAACTGGTATTGGCATGACAACAGCAACTGCTGAAGCATTGGGTGCTGATACAGATAGTCCTTTCAAACAAATGGCATTCTCAATTGAGAAAGTTACTGTTACTGCACAATCACGTGCTTTGAAGGCTGAATACTCTCTAGAACTTGCACAAGACTTGAAGGCAATTCATGGCTTGGATGCAGAAACAGAGTTGTCAAACATCCTTTCTACAGAAATTTTGTCTGAAATCAACCGTGAAGTTATCCGTACAATCTATACAACTGCTGTTGCAGGTGCTCAATATGGTACTACAACTGCTGGTGCATTTGACTTGGACACAGACTCTAACGGTCGTTGGTCAGTTGAACGTTTCAAAGGTTTGATTTTCCAAATCGAACGTGATGCTAACGTAATTGCTAAGCAAACTCGTCGTGGCAAAGGTAACGTGATGATTGTATCATCTGACGTTGCTTCCGCAATGGCAATGGCTGGCGTGTTGCAATACACACCTAACCTATCTGCTGATCTACAAGTTGATGACACAGGCAATACATTTGCTGGTTTGTTACACGGTCGTATCAAAGTATACATTGATCCATATTTTGGTGGTTACACAAGCAACCAAGAATTGGTTACAATTGGATACAAAGGTACTTCACCTTATGATGCTGGCTTGTTCTATTGCCCATACGTTCCGCTACAAATGGTTCGTGCAATTGACCAGTTCACATTCCAACCAAAAATTGGATTCAAGACACGTTACGGCATGGTTGCAAACCCATTCGCAAACGGTCTTACATCTGGCAACGGTGCATTGAACCCACGTACAAACGTTTACTATCGCATTTTTGCAGTTAGAAACTTGATGTAATCCCAGGGATGGGAAGAGTCACCATTAAGAGTGACATTTAAAGACCACCTTCGGGTGGTCTTTTTTTTTGGCTCCTAAATACTGATAGAGGAGATAACATGACTGCAATAACTAGATCACCAGAAAATACCAATTTACTTCAGCCCACCAAGTTCTTACTTACATTCGATAGAATTAGGGCCACACAGTATTTTTGTCAGTCGGTTAATCTACCGGGCGTTTCTTTGGGTGAGGTTAATAGAGCCACTCCATTCTTAGACATGTATTCACCTGGTACCAAACTAACGTATTCTCCACTTGATGTTGAATTTTTGGTTGATGAAGAATTACAATCATGGAAAAACATATATGATTGGTTCACATCAATTGCTGATCCAGATGGTTTTGAAAAACGCAACGGTAGTAAAGAACTACAAAACAACAAACATTTTTCAGACGCAACATTAACTATTCTAAGTGGATTAAACAATCCTGTATTAAGAATACAATATACAAATTTATTCCCGTTGAGTATAAATGATATTGTATTTGATACTACGCAATCCGCAGACACCATTATAACCGCAAGAGCAACATTTAGGTATCAATCATACAAATACTTGACAGTTTAATACTTTTGTGATATAATGTTTTGATTATGGCAATTATGAATAACTATGGAAACA